ATAAACCCACAAGAAGCTGGACTACTTAAAGCTCTAGGTGGTAGTGGTCGTAGAGTAGATGGTATCCCTGCTTATTTTTCAGGAGAAGAAGGTACTGACATGGATGATGATATTGGTGAATCTTTTAGTGGTGGTGATGCTACTGACTCTGGAGATATGGGAGATGGTAACTTTGCTACAGATCCCGGTCTAGCTCAAGGTATAACTGGAGTAGCTCCTTCTACACCTAGTGAAGAAGATGATTATAGTACATATGCAACATATGGAATACTTGGAGATACTAGAGATCAAGACAAAGCTCCGGGTGAAGGAGATCCGGGATCTTTTCAACAATATGGTCTTACAGCATCACAGATAATGGATAATTATAATAAACAAGGTGGTTTTTCAAGAGATATGGGTCCATTACTTGACCTGTATACTCCAGAACAACTTTCTAGAGCTTTTGCAGTTCCGGGTGCAGTAGCTAATATAAGAGATGCTTTTATGAATAATAATTTTGTAGGAGGAGGATTACCAAGTACTCTTCAAGATGCTATTAATAAAGGACAGAATATACAGTTTGGTCCTGCATTTTTAGGAGCAGGAAATAGAGCAAGAGAAGAAGAAAAAAACCCCGGAGAAGAGAAAGGCATGATTTCTTCAGCAATAGATACTGTTAAAGATTTTATTATGGGAGGAAAAGAGTTAAGTCCTGAAAATCAAACACAACTTAATCTTGACTTATCAAAGTTTGGAGCAAGCTTTACTCCTACTAACGCTTTTGCTCAAACAATAACATCACTTGCAATTCCTATGGCAGCTACATTAGGTGCAAAAGCATTAGGAACACCACAAACTTTAGGATTTATAGAAAATAGAGATGGATTAACTTTTGAAGTTACTAAGGATTCAAAAGGAAACATAGGTACAGAAGTAACTTCAGGGCCGGGAAGTAGTGGTGGATTAGATCAAATAGATAGTAATGATAGTGGTAATGATCAAGTAAAAAATAAAGTAATACCTCAAGCTCCTGTAGATAAACCTGTAGTAGAAGAAGATGAGAAATCACCAATGAGTAAATTACTTGCTAAAAGAATAAATAATTCATCAACAATAGATCCTAATGTAAAAATTATAATGGATGTTTATGGTATAAGTCAAGAAGAAGCTCAAGAATTTCTTGGTAAAAAAGGTGTAGGCACAGGTAGTGCTTCAGAATTTGAAGGTATATAAAAGGATAGAACATGGCAACTGAACGTAATCCATACGAGATGAAGCAAGAAGAAGTAGCTAACGTAGTTCCAATGCAAGCAGAGGAAGAGATGGAAGCTACCTTTGAGGTTGATCCTACAGATGGTGGTGTGATTGTAGACTTCTCTTCTGAAGAGCAAGTAACTATGTCTGCCTCAGAAGAGGTTGCTGAATGGTATGGTAACCTAACAGATACATTAGAAGATGACTACCTAGATCAGATAGCTGATCAAGTTATAGATAACTTTCAAGCTGATAAGGATTCCAGAGCAGAATGGGAGTCTATGTTTGAGCGTGGGTTTGATCTACTAGGTCTGAAGCTACAACCGGGAAGTGATCCCTTTGATGGTGCATGTACAGCCGTACACCCATTGCTCATAGAGTCAGCAGTTAAGTTTCAATCCAAGGCATCAGCAGAACTCTTTCCTGCCAGTGGACCTGTCAAGGCAAACATCATGGGTAAGTCTACACCTGAGAAAGAGATGCAAGCTAACAGAGTACAGAACTTTATGAACTTTCAAGTAACTGAGCAGATGCCAGAATACTTTGATGAGTTTGAAAGAATGCTTTTTCACCTCCCCTTAATAGGATCTGCATTCAAAAAGGTGTACTACAATGCAGCACTCAAGCGTCCTATGTCAGAGTTCATTCCTATTGACCAGTTCTATGTATCATACTATGCAACTGATCTAAGAAATGCTGACAGGTATACTCACCTAATATATCGTAGTCCTATAGATATGGAACGAGATATACGTGCAGGTATATACGATGACGTAGAATTACCAGAACCTAATGCAGAAGGATTGTTTACTGACTTCACTCGTAAGTTAGACACCATTATTGGTTTGTCTCCTTCTTCTGATAATGATCCACAGTATGCATTACTAGAACAACACTGTTATCTTGATATAGAAGATACAGGAGAATCACTTCCTTATATTGTTACAGTTATAGAACAGTCAAGGCAAGTGTTAAGTATTCGTAGAAACTATGAACAGAACGACCAGAACAAAGAGAAGCGCAGTCACTTTGTGCATTATAGATTTGTTCCGGGCTTCGGTTTCTATGGATTAGGCTTGATCCACTTCCTCGGTAACCTCACCATGAGTGCAACTGCTGCCATGAGATCTCTCATAGATGCAGGACAGTTCGCCAATTTACCGGGTGGTTTCAAGGCTAAAGGGTTGAGAATGGTCGGAGATAACGACCCTATCTCTCCCGGTGAGTTCAAGGAGGTTGAAGCAACTGGAATGGATCTCTCTAAGGCTATTATCCCCTTGCCTTATAAAGAGCCTTCCTCAACTCTATTTCAGATGTTGAATTTTGTAAGTGCTGCTGGTCAGCGTTTTGCAGACAGCACAGAGCAAGTTGTCTCTGATGCTGCCTCCTATGGACCTGTCGGAACTACAATGGCTCTCTTAGAAGCCAGTAGTAAGTTCTTTAGTGCAATCCATAAACGAGTACACAAATCTCAGAAAGATGAATTTAGAATCCTAGCTAAGATAGACTATGATTATCTACCAGAAGAATATCCTTATGATGTTCCATTTGAAGATCGTAGTATATTCAAGAGTGACTTTGATGGTCGTGTTGATATCATACCAGTATCTGATCCTAACATACCTTCTAACGCACACCGTATGATGATGGCTAACATGGCATTACAAATGGCACAGCAGTCACCACCGGGAATGTTTAATCTTGAAGCTTTGAATAGAACTATTCTACAGGCAGCTAACATGCCTAACCTAGAAGATATTCTACCACCAAAGATTGAGCCTCAACAAATGGATCCAGTGTCAGATATTATGGCTGCAACTAAGGGTGTGCCTATTGCTGCCTTTCCGGGGCAGAACCATAATGCTCATATACAGACTAAGATGGCGTACCTTCAAGATCCTAAGAATGGTGCTAATCCTATCATGCAACGTATAGCTCCACTGCTTGAAGCTAACATACAAGAGCATTCAGTTATGAAGTATCAAGAACAGATGAGTGGTGTAGCACAACAAGCTATGCAGCAACTACCACCAGAACAGCAGCAGAATCCTTCTGTAGTTGAAATGGTAATGGCACAAGCAGCACAACAAGTTATGAATGCTAATCAGGCTATGGGCATGGCTCAGTCACCTGAACAACAACTTGTATCTCTTGAGCAAGCTAAAGTTGAACTACAGAAACAGAAGCTACAATCTGATACAGCCGTACAAGCTGCTGAGATGGAACTTAAGAATAAGCAACTTGAGCTTGATGAGAATGAACAAATTATCGGTATGCTTAAGTCAGGTGCTTCTGATAACTTTAAGAAAGAAAAAGCTGCATTAGATAGAGACTCTAAGAAAGATCTTAAAACTCTTGATGTTCTTGGTAAACTTTCAGTAGAAGAAACAAAACAAAATGCTGAAGATGATCGAACTAAAGAACGTATAATGGAGCAAATACTTAAGCAAAGTAAGAAAGACGAAAAGGATCTAGACATGAAAGGTTTAGATGCATTGGTTAAACTAGCAATATCTCAATCTAAAAAGGAGACTAACAATGATGAAGAAGGGTAAAGGATACTTAGAGCATGTCAAGAATACTGACAAGTCTTTTGGTGATCCATATGCACAAGATGTAACTGGTGGACGTAACATACGTAGTTCACTAAACAAATGGGATGACTTCTCTTGGAAGACATCTGGTGAAGGAGCCAAACTAAAGTAATGGAAATATGGGATGAAGTAATCAAGGAATTTAATTTAGAAATTAATAACCTTAGAATTACTTTAGGTAATGGTGTAGCTGAAGACTTCGCTCATTACCGTCAAGTAGTTGGATCAATCAACAGCCTAGAGTGGGCTAGAGATAATCTAACTGATATTATTAAAAAACGAACTTATGCAGAGGATGATTAATGCAACAAGCACATATGGGTAATTCAATTAAAAATGATCTGTGGATAACAGATGAAGAAGAAGTAAAAGATCCAGATGTTCTACCAGAACTTCCGGGTTACCACGTACTAATAAGACCAGTGTCAGTTAAAAGTAAAACCAAGGGTGGTATATTCATTCCTGATTCTACCAGAGATGACATGTCTTATTTAACAACTGTAGGTAGAGTTGTCTCAGTAGGAGACTTAGCCTACATAGATAAAAATAAGTTTCCTACTGGAGCATGGTGTCAAGTTGGAGATCATGTATCATACGGTAAACACTTAGGAACTAAGCTATTCTATAAAGGTGTTCGCTTTATTTTACTGTTTGATGATCAGATTACCATGAGGGTTCAAGATCCTAAAGACCTTGATCCTACATTTAATTTAACAAAAGGTTCTGTATAGTTTGTGATATTACAAATTGTATGGTATAATATTAATAAAAGAGTCACGTAATTCGTTTGTTTCGTGAACAACGTAAGGAATATAAAATGGAAAAAGAAGAGTGGGGCAACGTAAATGTTGCGAATGCAGGGCAAGAAGAACAAATTGAGATAGAGTTTGAAGAACCTCAAGAAGAAGAGAAACCTCAAATAGAAACTCAAGAAGAAGAAAAAGAAGTCGTTGAGTCTAAAGAAGAAGAGAAAGCTCCAGAGTTAGATGGTATAGAAACCAAAGGAGCAGAAAAAAGAATAAGACAACTTATACGTCAACGTAAAGAAAGAGATGAACATATACAAGCCCTCATCCAAAAAAATGAGGAACTAAATACGAACCTCAGAACGAAAGATAAAGAAGTAAATGTACTAGGTAAGTCTAGTTTAGATGCTTCTGAGAAACAATTAACTGATAAGATAGAATTAGCAAGAGCAGTATATACAGAAGCCTTTGAAGAAGGTGATAAAGATAGAGTACTAAAAGCACAAGAAATGCTTAATGATGCTCAGATAGATCTTAAGAATGTAACCGCTGCTAAAAGTAATTATCCAGAGATTGAAGATGTGCCACAACAAGCACAGCCTCAACCTCAACAACAAGTTAGGCAGCAACCTGCCAATGATCCTAGGGCTGAAGATTGGGCTTCTAATAATGATTGGTTTGGTAAAGACAATGTTATGACTGCTGCTGCACTTGCGATTGATGCAGAATTAAAAGGAGAAGGATATGATCCACAGGATCAAGACTTTTACCAAGAAATTGATAACAGGCTTAAAAAAGCTTTTCCTCAAAAGTTGGGAGAAAGTGAGAATCGTTTGCAGGAAGTTACGTCAAGTCCTGCTCAAGTAGTATCAGGGGGGTCACGCTCCTCCTCATCTAATTCTAGGAAAGTAAAACTATCTAAAGAAGATGTTGCACTAGCCCAGAAATGGAATATACCACTTGAAAAATATGCTGCTGAGAAGTTAAAAGTTGATGACTCAGATGGCTATACAAACATACTGTAGCGTGGGAGATAAAGAATGACAACACGAAATGAATCACGTAGTAATACACAACGAGAA